ATTTTTTGTAATGTTTTACCATATCTTTCATTACCCCCCCAACAACTCCTTCTTCTGGGAAGAACCATTGGCTAGATTCTAATAACCACTTGTTAGCAGCACTTTTATCTACTTTACCTAGTTTACCGGGAAGTAAAAATGATTTATTAGGTTGAAGGAAATCAACAGGACCTGACCAACCACTTGCTATAATGGGTTTACCTGTTGCTGTAAATTCTAATAAAGGTCTACCAAATCCTTCCCCTTTAGTTAAGCTAATCATTGATTTAACTTTAGGGTGATTATATAACTGATTCATTTCTATATCTGAAAATTCCCCGCTTAAAAGATAAATGTTAGGTAAGTTACCAGAAGGAACTGTGGATTTGATTTTATTTATTCTTTTTAAAATTTCTTCTCTGGAAGAATATGAGTTAGAGCCAATTGATGTTTTTAAAATTAGAGCGGGTTTTTTACCTGGTTTATTTTTAAAAGTTTCCAAAAAAGCTTTTACTAAAAACCCAACATTTTTTCTATCATGTCCTAAATTTCCATTCATCCAATGCCCCACAAATAAAAAGCAAAATTCTTCTTTAATAGAGTCTAAGTTAATATCAGTTATTTTATTAGGTGAGATTTTTTTATATATATCTAGATTCATACCTTCAAATAAAACTTCAACAGGTTTTTGTAGCTTAATAATATCTACTACTTGGTTAGTTTTAGAATCTTTTTTTTCATATTGGGTAGTCTCAAATACTTTTTTAGAGTGTTGTGAAGAAACAAAGGTAACATCAAAACGATTTAACCCTTCGATCCAATCTTGGGCACATACTGTTGATTCAACCCCAGCAGTAACCCCAATGTTATACTTACCTATAGGGGTAAATTCATTTGGAATTGTTATTTGGGTCCAAATATCGGGTTGCTTAGATAATTTACCCCCAGGAACAACTAAATCATATAAATGTTTCCATTCAGGGAAATCTTCACAAAACCCCCAAGCTGTTTCCCCCCAACGTTGGGGTATTAGTTGAACCTCGTATTTATCTGTTTCTAGAACAGCTTTAATGTAATCTCTGCTTCTAGCACCATACCCTGAATAGGTATCAAATGGGCAACTTATTGCATATAACGGTTTACTCATTGTTTTAGTAAATTAATTTGTGTTTTAGTGTTCTTCCTATAAATTTAGTTGTATTAACTAATTCATACTTTTCTCTTGGTTTCCAAGTATCAAATAATTCAGTAAAGGCTTCCATAACTCTATTTGCTTGGTGTTTACAGGTAAACCCTGCTTCTTTACTTATAGCCCATTCTCTTCCTTTAAGTCCTTTAGCTTTTCTTTCTTCAGGAGTTAAATTATAGATTTCTTTTATCCTTTTAGTTGCATCCTCCCAGGCACACCTATCATCAAAAATATAAGGGGTTGGAATTGAACCTTGACAGGATCTAGATGTGGGGTAAACGGGGAAAGCCCACTCACCATGTTTTTTATAAGTACCCCGGTGATTAGAAGGAAACTCTGGGGAGAAATCAATCCATTTCCCTTTTTCATCTTCAAACCTCATTTGGTCTTGCATTCCTCCAGTAACATTAGCTATGATAGGGTTTCCTACTAGGAGAGATTCAGTTAATGTTAATCCCCACCCTTCGTTTGAAGTTAATAACATTTGAGCATCAGCACAATTATATAAATAATTTAATTCTTTTTGTGGGAATTTTTTATTCGTAAAAATTACATTATTGGGATAATCTTCTTCAAATAAATAAGTTTTTACCGTTTGTAAGTCCGTACCATGTTCTGAGATTGGTTCTGTATGTAATACAAAATAACAATTCTTAGCTTCTTCTTTAGGTAAAGAATCTAAAAATGCCCTAAAAGATATTAAAGAATCAGGAATTTGTTTTCTTCTGATGTTACGAGAATTAAAAAACAAGACAAACTTAGGGTCTTTATTCTTAAATAAGTTTTTCTTAAATGTTTTAAATTCTTTATTATTTTTATCTATGGGGAAATAAATATCAGGGTCTAATCCATGAGGAACATACTTAATAATTCTATCTTTAGCTTTTTCTTCTAAAACTATTTTATTAATATTTACTGTTTGTTTTGAAATCCCCATTAACAAATCACATGCCTCATAATAAGGACGATTGTACATAGGGGCTGGGTAGTCATCCCAAATATTTAAGTAAGTTATAGGGATATTTTTTCTTATTTCATGTTCCATTGCAAATACCCAAGTAAAATAACGTGGGTCTGTAATTAACATAATAGCATCAGGAGATTCATTTTTAATAATTTCTCTTAATAATTGGGGGTTACCATACCCATCTGTAGGATATAAATGAACCTGGGCGTCATCAATATCAACATGGTTGCTAATATCTTGGGAAATATCTAGTTTTTTGCCTTTATCGGGGTGTTTAATAGCTCCTGCTATTTGAACCCAATTAAAGTGGTGTGATGTATGGAGTACAATTTCTTTAGCTACTGTGGCCACCCCAGAATGTACTCTAATATCATCACAAATTAATAATATTTTCTTCCTTTTATCTTTAGGGAGATGTTTAAAACTTTTATTCATTTAATTTACAATTTTATAATTCGAGATTAGTTTGGTTAGTGATTGCTTTACGAAATTCTTCATCTGTAAGATACAAATAAATAGCTCGATCAGCAAGTTTTTGGAAAGAAAACTTTCTTTTAACACACTCTATTTTGAAATTCTCGAATAAATCGCTTTTGATTTTTACACTAGTAAGTGTCATATCTTTTTTTGCGCTCATAATCTTTATTTTAGTAACATTAATTTTATATACATATATGAGGATTCTAGTAGATTAAACCCTCCCCACAATTTTCTTTATCTTCTTTATAGGGACAAAAGTTACAATTCCATTTACTTGGGGATTTGGGATATTCTATATCTTTTATGTCTCCATTAGAATTAAAACATTCATTTATAAAATTGTTTATAGCTTTTTTAGCTCGTCCTAGTTTAATTTTACCACTTGGTGGGCTAAATTGCTGTACCCTATATGCTTGATGAGGTGACATTATTTTTTCATCATCCCAATCCATTACTTTTCTTTTAACAATAAAAAACTCAATTTCAATTTTATCTAAAGGTATCCCATACTGTTCTGAGAAATATTGTTTGTATAAAAGTAATTGATATTGTTTATCTTCATTTTTCTTATCCTGATCCCTCCATCCACGAGTACTTGTTTTAATATCGATTATTTTAAATGTCTCTGTTTCCTCATGGTACATGACAACATCCAAGAAACCCGCGTATAATATGTTGTTATGCATTTTATTTGGCGCAATTACTAATGGTATTTCGCAACCAACTAAATGCCAACCACGTTTAGAAAAGTACCTAGATCTTTTTTTCTTAAACCAATTTAAAATACCCATTCCGTCATCAAAAAATTCTCTCATTTCCTCAGCTGAAGAGAAGTGTTGGTCTTTATTTTTCTTGTATTGATTTCGATATTCACCTATAAATTTTTCTTGGAAAAATTCTTCCATATCAATTTCCCTATCTGCTACAGCAAAGGATTTGTCATATGCTACATCTAAATAATGTTGTATTACTTCATGAATGGCTGTTCCAAATACGGTATGAATTGAAGAAGTAAAACGTTTAATTTTATCCTTATACTGTAATTTCCATCTATGGGGACACCCTCTAAATATAGACATCTGAGAATATGATATATTCTTTTGGTATGCATAATTAACGGGTGATGGGGGATTATTTCTAATCTCCTTAATTATTTTAGGTATTTTTTTAGCCAAAGTTTATTTTTTTTTATTGTTCCATACTCTCTCATATGAAAAATAACCTATTGTTTTTAACACAGTATCAATACCCCCTACGGCTAACCCAAATTTCCAATTACCACTTACTATCCAACCCGACAATATAGTTATAGAAGTTGCTATAACTCTCCATATAAGAGTTTTCATTAATGTTTCTTTATAACTTGCCATCTTCTCTCATTTTTGCCCTAATCTTAGTAGCAGATATTTCTTTAATATCTTGGGGTGGTATATGTTCAACAACATCATATCCTACTCCTCTACCATAATTAATTGATTCAATGTCTGGTATCTTAATGATTTTGATTCTACCTTCGTTAAGTAAATCTTTTAACTCTTTAGCTAGATTTAACATTACTTCATCTGCTGTCCAAGGTTGTTTTTCACTTGGTTCTACATCTCTAATACAAATTAATACGTTTTTACCTTCATTTAAACGCTGGTCTATTAACCAGCGATGTCCGTCGTGCCAAGGTTGCCAACGGCCAATAAACATTGAATATTGCTTACTCATATTCCTTTATTTCTTTCTATGTTAATTGCAATTGCCCGTTCTCCAGGTTTATTTGGATCCATATCATTAATTAAGTAACGAGGGCCTCTTTCGATTCCCATAATTAATCTGTGATATGGTACTTCATTTTCATATAATTCTACTTCAGTATGCATCCTAAGATATTCAGGACGTGCTGTAGTTAAAATTATCATATGTCCTTCAATTGAAGCTTTGTCTAAATATTCTATAGTGGATTTTATCCCCTCAGCTTTAGTTGTCTCATACGTTTCAAATTTGCGATATTTAAATATAGTACCATCTATATCACAAAAATATGTGTTCTTTTTTTCCATTAAATCTGGTTTATAATTTTTTGTAAAGATTCTTTAGGTGTATCGTTTGTAGTATTAATATCAATAAAATTTTCTTGAGGGGCAATATATGCAATTGCTTTCCAATGGTCACGTTCTCTTGCCTCTGATGTATGAATATAAATTTCTTTGATGTTATCTCCTAAAAGGGTTTTAAAATCTTCTCTTTGATCTAAATAAGGTGATACTAAAGAAACTATAACATCTGCTCCTTGGTTATGTAAATAATGAGCAATACGTTGTGCTGTACCTACATTTTCAACTCTACCTTTAATAGAGTAATCTTTGTTAGAGAATAATTCTC